TGTCAAACCATTTTCCTTGGTATTTTAATGATAATGTTGTTGATTATGAGGAAAAATATTTTCAATTTACCTTTAATTTTATAAAAAATGGTGATGTTAATTGTTCAGAAAAAATGATGAATATTGTACAACCAATTTTATCTAAAATAAAATATAAAAAAATATATAGAATAAAAGCAAATTTATTAACCCGAGATATTAATATTACCGAACACGGAATGCATGTTGATCCATTTGAAGGAAATACAGGCATATTTTATATTAACACATGTAATGGTTATACTAAATTTGAAAATGGTAAAAAAATAAAAAGTGAAGAAAACAAATATATAGAGTTTGATTCAAGAATGCAACATACTGGTTCCACATGTACAGATGAAAAAAGGAGAGTTGTAATAAACTTTAATTATCAATGAAAAGAGTATTTTGTATTGGTAATGGTGAGAGTAGATTAAAGTTTGATATAACACAATTAAAACAATATGGCAAGCTCTATGGTTGCAATGCTATTTACAGAGATTATCCAGATTTAATTGATTGTATTACCTGTGTTGATAATGGTATTTCTCACGAAGTATATCATGCTGGTGTAGCACAAAAGATACCATGTTATTTTAGACATTGGACTAAAATGCCGGAGTTTCATTATGAACATGTATTCCAGGCACAGATGAAAGAATTAGATAAACAAGGACTTGGTGATGAAATTAGAAAAGTTACCAAAGCAAATAAAAAAGAAGATAGTAAAGAATTTGTATTTAATGGCTCTTCTATAGAAGGAATGGCCACAATAGTTAAACAGAATAAGGACCGAGAAAGGCGCAAAATAAATCTCAATAATATCTATATCAGTTGGATTAAAGAACCAGATTATTCAAATGATCTGACCGCTGTTATGCATGATATGAGACGAAACCATTGGACGGAAGGAAAAGATTACGGTTGGGCAGCTGGACCGACTTCCGGTTTTATGGCAGTAGAACGAGAGAAACCAGACAAGGTCTATTTGATAGGGCATGACTTGTTTAGTCATACGGTTACCGTGAATAATATCTATAAATCAACAGACAATTATGTATCGGCAAAGAACCACCCTACACCGGCGATAAATTGGGTACGCCAATGGCGAGACCTATTTCAATGGTTTCCAGATATACAATTTATCAAGGTTTCCGAGGCGTTGGACAATAGAAATAAGGCATGCCAACCATTTATTTTAGAGTGGAAAGGTATGAAAAATGTATCATATATGACATTAAACGAACTTCAATCCAGCATTGCCAAAGGCGCTGATTTCTGATATATTGATAAACAATATGCGTAAAGTAATTTTATTTGCAAGTAATTTTATCTGTCTGGCTGAACATAGTTTAAGTGGACTAAAGGCATGGGCAAGGAGGGTTATGGCCGAATGGCTGAAGACACCTTGTTTAGTTTCAAGTAGGGACCAATCTTTCATAGAAATTGGACACTTCCTGGAAAATTGTGGGTGCGTTCCAACAAGACCCACGACAGACGCATATTGTTTTAATAGAGGATTATAAAATGGAAAAATGGAAAGTACCAAGCGTAGAATTTAAAACTAGACTTGCTGGTGAATGGGTCAAAAGAACTAGTGAAGATTACTTTAAAGATAAAAGAGTAGTATTGTTTAGTTTGCCTGGTGCATTTACACCAACTTGTTCAGAGAAACAACTGCCTGAATATGAGAAACAATACGACAAGTTTCTAAACAGAGGTATTGATGAGATATATTGTATATCTGTTAATGACGCCTTTGTAATGAATGCTTGGGCAGATAGTCAGAAAATTGAAAAGGTCAAATTTATACCAGATGGTTCAGCCAAGTTTACTAGAGGCATGGGCATGTTGGTAGAAAAAGACGATAAAGGTTTTGGTTATAGGTCATGGAGATATGCAGCTATAATCAATGATGGTGTCATAGAGGAGTTTTTTGAAGAACCTGGTTTTTCAGATAATTGCACTAGCGACCCCTTTGTAGTAAGTAATGCTGAAAATGTTTTACTTAACTGCTAAAAACTTGTATAAATAATACTGAAGCCGATAATACAGGCTACACAAAGACAACGAATATGTTAATACAAAGGAGATAATACATATGGATTTTAATACATTAAAATCAAGTCAAAGTAATTTTGACAAAATCACAAAGGCTCTGGAAACTAAACTTTCTCCAGAAGACCAATCAAATAAAAACAAATACCAAGATGACAGGTTCTGGAAACCAGAACTAGATAAAACTGGAAATGGTTATGCCGTTATCAGATTTTTACCTGCCTCTAACGGAGAAGATATGCCTTGGCAAAGAGTATGGTCACATGCATTCCAAGATAAAGGCGGTTGGTATATTGAGAACTCATTAACAACCCTTAATCATAAGGATCCAGTTAGTGAAGACAATACTAGATTGTGGAATACTGGTATTGATAGTGATAAAGATATTGCTAGAAAGAGAAAAAGAAAATTATCTTACTATGCAAATATTTTTATAGTATCAGACCCGAAACATCCAGAAAATGAAGGTAAAGTTTTCTTATACAAATTTGGTAAAAAGATATTTGATAAGATTACAGAAGCAATGCAACCAGCATTTGAAGATGAATCACCAATTAACCCATTTGATTTTTGGAAAGGTGCAAACTTTAAACTGAAAATTAGAAAAGTTGATGGTTATTGGAATTATGATAAATCAGAATTTGAGGGTGTTAGCCAAATGTTAAAAACAGATGAAGAAATTAAATCTGTTTGGGAAAAGCAACACGCTCTTAAACCATTTGTGGACCCTAGTAATTTTAAGACCTATGATGAACTCAAAGAGAAACTGAATAGGGTTATTACTGGTACGCAAAGCACGGTTACAGTAGATGAAGTAGACCTCCCACCACAAACATCTACAAAAACAACCGTGGAAATGCCAAAAGTAAGCGAATCTAAGCCTGCTAGTGAAGATGACGATACAATGTCATATTTTAGTAAGTTAGCAGACGAAGATTAATCCTTTCTCTCTGATTACTTAAGCATTGACCCCCAGCGAGAAATCGCTGGGGGTTTTCTATTTTAGGTGGATAAATATCCGTATGGCAATAGATATATTTAATCCGTTAAAAGATTTGCAAGGTAATAAGATGAAGTCAGCATCCTGGTATAGGAACGCTGTATCATTAATTACAGATAAGAGTAGTCCAAGTGAACTATTTGCGTCTGGTAAACTACTTGGTAGACCTAGTGCTGGTCGTATGAGTATGTTTTTCTATGACCCAAAACATAAAAATAGACTACCATATTGGGACACTTTCCCATTAGTATTGCCATTAGAACCAATGCCTAAAGGTTTCATTGGTTTAAATTTTCACTATCTACCATACGGTGCTAGATTTGCATTTTTACAACAGTTGCAACGATATGCTACCAATGGTAAATTTGATAGTAGTACAAGAATTCAGGCCTCATACCAGCAAGTAAAGTCTAATAAATATGTAAAGGCGAGTATTCACAGGTATTTGTGGTCGCATGTTAGGTCAAATTTTTTAAGAGTTAATGTTGATGAAATGGCTTTAGCGGCCTATTTACCAGTTGCACAATTTCAAGGTGCTTCAGTTGGTACAGTATTTGCTAGAAGTAGGAGAACATTTTAATGTTAGTTTGTAGAGATTGTAACCACGAGTGTCATTGTAAAGCTACATTATCAGGTCTTGGCGACAAAGAACATGTTGATGAATATTTGGACTTATGTCCTTGTAAAGAATGTAATTGTAAAGGGGAAGAATAATGGCAGTTTTAAGAGGTGGTAGACGAATAGGTAATTATGATATCAGATTTGGTTTACCTAGAGATAAATCATTAGTTGATGTTCATAAAGACCCTAGATTACAGAGGAGACCTGGTGGCTCTGGTGTCATACAAAGATTTCAGGCGCAGATAAATCAAGGTGAAGGCATGGCAAGACCAAATAGGTATTTGGTTGTCATTAACCCACCACAAAAATTACAGTTGACAGCAGGTGGTCCTCCATCACAACTTGGTAGAGATGATAATAATAATGATTTGAAAAGTGGTGCTATGAGAGAAAATATTGGTTTGATGTGTAATAAGATTACCATGCCAAGTAGAGATATCAACACACAATCACATATTACATACGGACCTAAAAGAGAAATGCCTTACGCATATTCTTATTCAGGTGAAATTGAGTTAACATTTTTTGGTGATAAATTTTTAAGACAAAGAATGTTTTTTGAACAATGGCAAAAATCAATGATTAACCTTGATACCCATGATATGAATTATTATGATAATTATGTTGGCTCTATAGATATTTTACAATTAGGACAATTTGACGCAAATAGAGATGATGACGCAAGAGTTACCTATGCAGTAAGATTATTTGAATGTTATCCTCAAACTGTTAGTGGTATTGATTATACATATGGAAATAATAATGCTATGGTTGAGGTGCCAATTACCATGAACTTTAGGTCATGGAAGAATTTAACAATTGACCAGGTCAATGGTGCGACTATCGGTCAAGCAGTTGGTGATAAACCAACTATAAAAGCGAGCAAAGATTTTGGTTTGTTTGGTGGTATTTTAAGTAAATTGCCTCCTGAATTTAGAAGAGCAGGCAGAGATATACTACAAACAACTAGAAGAAACCTACCAATTGGTAGAGTTACGGGTGGAAGATTATTTCCACCATTTGGTTAATAAAAAGGAGATAATATTATGGCATTGCCAGTATTGGAGACAAATACTTTTGAATTGACATTACCTTCAAGTGATGTAAAAGTAAAGTATAGACCCTTTCTTGTAAAAGAAGAGAAAATTTTATTACAAGCAATGGAGTCGCAAGAACAAAAACAGATTGTACAAGCATTAAAAGATATTGTTAGTGTGTGTACATATGGACAATTAAATGTGGATGAACTGCCAACATTTGACCTTGAATATGTATTTTTACAAATCAGGTCTAAATCAGTTGGTGAGGTTGCAAAACTAAAAGTTTTATGTCCAGACGATAAGGCAACATATACGGATATTGAAGTGGACTTATCCACAGTTGATGTACATGTTGATGACGAACACAATAATAAAATTTTAGTTGACGAAAATAAAAAAGTTGGTGTATTAATGAAATACCCTACTATCAATTCGGTTGAC